AGCATGAGTAACATTGAGCCGCATGAAGAAGAGCTTGCGAAGCAATTCATAGACGGGCATTTTGTGGAGATGACGGGTCAGCCGTTTGATATGCGCCCAGCTGGGTATCTTGTGGCTGTAAAAATTTACATCCGCCCTGAAGAGCTGAAGACGATCAAGAAGGAAGACGGCACGGAAGTGACGCTTTACCTGCCTGACACGGTTCGCGCTGAAGATAAGTTCTCATCGGTTTCGGCTTTGGTATGCGCTGTTGGACCGGAAGCCTATCAGGGTGAGAAGTTCGAACGCTCTGGGCCTTGGTGCAAGGTCGGGGACTGGATCCTGATCCCACGCTATGAATCGACAATGGTTTCTTATCGCGGCGTTGCAATGGCGCTTCTGCCTGATGATCGCGTTATGGCGGTTATCACTGGCCCAGAAGATGTCGAATCAGGCAAGGCTGCTAATAATTATTAAGGAATAGAGCATGGATGAAGAAAACGAAATTCCAGAACTTCCGTTGACGGAAGAGGGCCCCACCGAAGACATCGAAATCGAGATAACCGAAGACGATCTTGGTGAGAGTCTCGCGGATTACGAGGAAGAAGAATCCGAAGAAACAGTTGAGGAAGAAGAGCCTGAGGAAGAAGAAGAACCCGAAGAAGAGCCTGAAGAAGAGGCTCCGAAACGGAAGCGTTCACCTGACAAGCGCATAGCTGAGCTGGCCCGCAAGGCCGCTGACGCTGAGCGCCGTGCGCAGGAAGCTGAGTCTCGCCTGCAGAACGAAGCCCAGATGCGTCAGCAATCTGACTTCGCCATGATGACGCACTACAAGAACAACCTCATCAACGAGGCTGGTGCGGTCAAGCAGAAGCTCATGGATGCGCATTCTATGGGCGACAGCGAACAGATTGTTGAGCTGCAGAGCATTTACTACAAACTGCAGAATGATCTGGCCGGCGTTGAAAACTGGGAAGCTGAGCAGAAGGTTTCTGCACCAGAGGTGCAAAAGCAAGCTCAACCAAAATCTCAGCCCCAGCCTTCACTGGAGCCTCGTACAGCGGGATGGATTCAGAAGAACGAGTGGTTCCAGCCACAGTCCCCTGAGTTCGATCCTGAGATGCACGAAGAGGCAACGCTGTATGCACGCCGCATCGAGCGCCGGTATCGTTCTGAGGGACGTGACGACGAAATCGGTGGCGTTGATTACTTCACGGAAATCGACCGTCACATGCGTAAGGAATACCCTGACGCATTCTCAGCCGTATCAACCCCAAGCAAGAGAACTCCACCGATGTCTCGTGAATCTAATGTTGCCCCTGTCCAGCGCAGCGCGCCAAACCAGCAAGGCAAAAGCGCCAAGACCATACGGCTCACAGCTGATCAGCGCCGCATGGCACACCAGTTGGCCCAGTCTGGGGCTATTCGCAATCAGAAGGGAGGTCGCATGACCGATCTTGAGGCGGAAAAATATTACGCAGTTCACATGATAAAACAGAGTAAAGGATCTTAATAATGGCACGAGCATCAAGAGTCTCGCAGAGCCGAGCAGCAGAATCACGCGAATCAAGCATGCGCAAGCGGCCTGAGACGCACTTCCAATCCAAGCTATATGTTCCAAAGGATAAAATTCCTTCGGGCATGACCTATGCTTGGGTTCGCGAATCAACCCTCAACGAACCAGATCCAGACAACATGACGGATCGCATGATCAAGGGCTGGGCTCCAGTTCCTGCGTCACGCCACCCTGAGATGGTCCCTCCTCCGCTTCCCGGCTACGAAGGCTTGGAAGTGCAGGTAATCCGTCGCGGCGGTCTAATGCTCTGCGAATGCCCGACGCGGGACGTTAATGAGCGCAACGAAGATCGCGATCTGGAAAACATCGAAACCCTACAGGACGTGGCATGGACTGGTCAGAGCGACCCGAACCTTCCGCGCTTCGAGGACAAAGACAGCGGCGTATCGTTCGAGCGCGTCACGTCGTTTAAGGATTAATCTCCGGCCACAGTGCACTGATACGCGCTGTGGGAACTTCCCCTGCCCGGGCAACTGGGTGGGGGTTTTTTTATGCTGTTGACGTAGGTATTGAATTAAGTTATTTCTGATGTCCTCGACGCAGGTCACGTATCCTGCACCTCGATAGTGGTCACGTACCCACTCCTACGGCGGGTAGCCGATTCGATGTCGCGTCACGTATCGCGGTACCTAGCAGGCAGGTTAAAGCCGAATCATTCATTTTAGCATGGAGAAACCGTATGTCTTACGGAACGAATGCGCCTAATGGTTTTCAGCCCGTCAAGAAACTTGATGGATCTGCTTGGACTGGCGCGACAAATCCTTATCAGATTGTTACCACCTACGCGACTGCCATTTTCCGTGGCGATCCTGTCACCATCGGCTCGTCTGGCTACCTCGAAGTCGGCACTGCTGGCGCAACCTGCGTTGGCGTGTTCTGGGGTGTTAAGTACACCGACAGCACTGGCGTCGTAAAGTTCATGAACTACTGGCCGGGCAACCCGGGCGTTCTCACCGGCTCTGCCGTTGAAGCACTCGTGATTGACGATCCGAACACAGTGTTCTCGGTTCAAGAAACCAACGCTTCCGGCGCTGCAGGCACTCCGCTTGCTCTGGCCGACCGTGGTTTGAACATCAACTTCTTGTACACTGCTGGTTCGACTTCGACGGGCTCATCCGCCGTTTCGATCAACAATGCGTCGGAAGCCGACACGAGCACGCTGAACTGCAAAATCCTCCAGCTTGACCCGACTCCGGGTAACGCTGTTGGCGCTTTTGCTAACTGGCTCGTTGTCTTCAACAACCACCTGTATAAAGGTGGCGTGACCGGCCTCTGATACGCCAGTAGGGAGAATTTAAAATGGCTATTAATACAACCGCAATCCGCGATCTGCTCCGGCCCGGTTTGGCCGCCGTTTTCGGCGACTACCCGATGTACCCCGGTCAGTGGTCGGAAATCTTCGAGAAGCACACATCCGATAAGGCTGTTGAAATCGAAGTCGAAGTCAAGCTGCTTGGCTTGGCGCAAATCAAGGCAGAAGGTGCCTCGACCGCTTACGGCGAAATGGGTCAGCGCTATGTAACGAACTATGTAAACCGTTACACCAGCATTGGTTTCATCATCACCCGTCAGGCGATCAAGGACAACTTGTACCAATCGTCGTTCCCACTGCAGGCGAAGGCTCTTCGTCAGTCGATGGAACAGACCAAAGAAGTTCTCGGCGCATCCGTTTTGAACAACGGCTTCTCGTCGAACTTCCCAATTGGTGACGGCCAGCCACTGTTCTCGACGGCTCACCCCATCGAAAACGGTACTGTTGCTAACACCTTCACGGTACAGGCCGACTTGAACGAAACGTCGCTTCAGGATGCCATCGTTGGCGTTCAGCGCTTCCGTGATGCTGCGGGCCTCCGCATCATGACGAAGCCTACGAAGCTCATCGTTCCAGCCGAACTGCAGTGGACCGCGACTCGCTTGCTGCAATCGCAGTTCCGCGTCGATACAGCAAACAACGACATCAACGCGATCTATAACAACTCGGCGGTTCCGCAGGGTCATCGCGTGAACATGTTCTTGACGGACACGAACTCGTGGTTCTTGCTCACCGACGCTCCAAACGGCTTCAAGCACTATGAGCGTGAAGCTCTCGAAACCGATGTCTACACGGACTTCGACACCGACAACCTCAAGGCGAAAGCCATTGAGCGTTATTCGTTCGGTTGCTCGAACTTCCGCGCAGGCTGGGGTTCACAGGGCGCTTCCTAATCGGACTCAGGGGGTGGCATCCGTCACCCCCTAACTATGGAGAAAATTCATGACTCACTTCTCTGATGGTGTCCGGGTTGGGCGTAGTTTCAGCCTCAATGGGGCCGCTCCGATTCCGGGTGCTCCCATGTCTCCGATGTTCGTCTATGACGTTACTCCGGTGGCTTTGGATGCAGATGGCATCTGCGCTCAGCAGACGCTTGCTGCGGCAGGCAATGCCCTGATCAACGGTGCTTTGGCATCCAGTGGCGTTGTAACCCTCGACGTTCCTCGCAACGTCATTGTTGACGCTGCCGGTGCGGCTACTGCTGTTCTTACGGTTACTGGTACGGACGTTTATGGCGTTCCGATGTCGGAAGCTATCACCCTGAATGGCACGACTGCTGTTGCTGGCAAGAAGGCATTCAAGACAATCACCAGCGTAGCAGCTTCGGCTGCAGCCACCGATTTCTTCGTTGGCACTGGCGATGTGTTTGGTCTTCCTTTCCGCTCGGATAGCCGTAACTACTGCTTGACCGCTTGGAACAGCGCATTTGTTACGACTGGCACGTTTGTGGCAGCTGTAACGACCGACCCCGCGACCACCACCACTGGCGACGTTCGCGGAACCTACGCGGTTCCAGACGCAGCTGATGGCTCGAAGCAACTGACTGTTTGGATGTTCATTGAAAATCCAGACTCAGTGACCGGCCTCTATGGCGTGACACAAGCCTAATGATTGGGGCGGCCTTCGGGTCGCCCTAGTTACATGGAGACGGTGATGCGGGCGAAGAAGGACTTCCAGCTTAAGGCTAAGCATAAGAACCCCAAGGGCGGTCTCAACGAGGCTGGTCGTAAGGCGTATAATGCAGCCACTGGATCGAACCTTAAGCGTCCGCAGCCGGAAGGTGGCTCTCGTCGTGATAGCTTTTGTGCCAGAATGAAGGGCATGAAAAAGAAACTGACATCCGCCGAGACCGCTAAAGATCCGAATAGCCGGATCAACAAATCACTCAGAGCGTGGAACTGTTAACATGCGTGGAAAAAAGAATTTCATTGCTGAGGCTATCAAAAAGCCCGGCGCACTTCGTAAAGCGCTTGGCGCTAAAGCTGGCAAGCCGATTCCTGCAGGAAAGCTGGAGGCAGCAGCCAAGAAGCCCGGCAAAATGGGCCAGCGCGCTCGCCTCGCTATGACACTTAAAGGAATGAAATAATGGCTGACGCAGTTAATTCCCAGACTCTATTTGACGGCGAAAGCCAAGCTGTCATGAAGTTCAATAACGTGTCCGATGGCACGGGTGAGAGCGCTGTTCTCAAGGTTGATGTATCAGCTTTGACTGCGAACAATGTCGGAAAGGCATGCTCTGCCGTTTCAATTCGTCGGATTACAGCGATGGTTAACGGCATGTCGGTTAATCTCCTGTGGGATGCAGATACTGACGTGAGCGCGGTTATTCTTGCTCCGGGCATGTACACCCTGAACTTTGATGACACAGCTATTCTGGGCAACAATGCCGGCACGGGTAAGACTGGCGACATTCTTTTCACAACCGTCGGCGCTTCGTCCGGCGACACATACAGCATCATCCTTGAGATGATCAAAACTTACGCCTGATAGGAGTTTATTATGATTCTTCGTAGATACACAAACGCAAATGGTGATCAGCAGGAAATCAGCCTTTCTCAAGAAGATTGGGAAAAGGTGACTGAAGAGTCGCTTGAAATGATGCTCGGCTTTAAGGATGCGCCTGAACCTGCTGCTGAGGCCGCTGTCGTTGAGGAAGCTCCCGTCGTTGAAGAGGCTCCTGCCGCTGAAGAAGCGCCAGTTGTCGAAGAAGCCCCTGCTGCTGAAGAGGCCCCCGTCGCTGAAAAAGCGGCAGTTGTCGCAGAAGCGCCTGCCAAAAAGGGCAAATAATGCGCGGGAAAAAGGAGGTTTGGGAAAAGCCACGGCCCAAAGGTCTTGGCTCACCCAAACCTTTATCATCTTCTCAGAAGCAAAAAGCTAAAGCCATTGCCAGCAAGTCAGGGAGCAAGTATCCTTCGCTGGTAGCAAACATGCAGGCGGCGAAGAAAAAATGACCACTAGCGGCACGTACACATTCGGTGACACCGAACAGATCGATATCATCACTGAGGCGTATGAGCGCGTCGGTCGGCTTCCGTCTACGCTTGCGTCCAATGACATCGATAGTGCGCGCCGCTCTATTAATTACATGTTCTCCGACTGGGCCAACAACGGCCCAAACCTCTGGGCTGTGGATCTCCAGAGCATCACTCTAACTCCGGGCACACTGTATTACGAACTTGAGCCGCGCACGGTTTCAATCCTTCAGGTGTACACGCGCACCACATCTGGTGGCATAAACACTGACCTGATGATGTCGCCGATTAGTCGGGCGGAATACGACGCGATTCCAAACAAGGCGCAGCTTGGCCAGCGCCCTTTCCAATACTATTTCCAGCGCACCATCACTCCACGCCTGTATATTTGGCAAGCTCCGCAGGATGCTGGCGTTACGCTATTTTATCACCGCATGAAAATCCAAGAGGATGCCGGTGACTTCACTGATAGCATGGATGCGCCAAACCGTTGGATGGAGGCTATTGCCGCCGGACTTGCCGCTAAGCTCGCGGTGAAGTTTGCGCCGGATCGACTTAGCTTCCTTCAGGGTTTAGCGGATAGTTCATACGAACGCGCCGCAGCCGAAGATCGCGAAAAGGTTCCGCTTCGTATCACCATTAATCCTTGGGGCTACTAATGCAGTACGGATTCGGACGCGGCAAAAAACATCGGACGCAACCGAAGTTTGCCGTAAAGTCGCCGCAGGGTCTTGCGATATGTGACGGCTGCGGCTTTATGGTTCAGCACACGGAGCTGCGTCAGAAGCAAGACTATCGTGGCGGTTCAACTCCTGTGGGCCTAAGCCTGCAAGTATGCGCGTCCTGCGATGATGTGCCTCAGCCATATTTCAGCCGCTTGCTTCTGCGTCCTGATCCAGTTCCTCTAAGAAACCCACGTCCTGATTCTCAGGATGCAGTTACAAACGCGCAGACGGAAGTAGCCGATATTGAATCGGTCCTCCTTAATATTAGGTATGGATTAAGATAATGGCAAACAAGAAGATTACGGACCTCACGGCGGCCACAACTCCACTCAGCGGCAACGAGCTGCTGGAAGTCGTGCAATCTGGCAGTAGTGCTAAGGCAACCGCTACATCGATTGCGAACACGTTCAGTAGCACACTGGGCGTCGCCAATGGCGGCACCGGGGCAACCACCCTCACGGGATATGTAAAGGGCAGCGGAACATCAGCAATGACGGCGGCTGCGACAATCCCTTATGCGGATGTGGCTGGCCGGGCTTACATTTCTGCGTA